CGAGCGCTCTATTCTCAAATGGTGGGGCGTGGGACTCGCTTGCATCCAGGGAAAGAAGAACTGCTTTTGCTAGACTTCCTCTGGCACACTGAACGCCACGAACTCTGTCGGCCAGCTCACCTTATCTGTGAAACTCCAGAAGTCGCTCAGAAAATGGTTGAGAATATGGAAGAGCAAACAGGTGTCATGCTTGACCTTGAGGATATGGAAGTCAAGGCAACCGAGGACGTTGTCGCACAGCGTGAAGAGGCTTTGGCAAAACAGCTGGAAGAAATGCGCAAGCGTAAGCGTAAACTTGTGGATCCATTGCAATTCGAAATGTCTATCCATGCTGAAGATTTATCGAACTACGTTCCTAACTTTGGATGGGAAATGGCTCCTGCTAGCGATAAACAAATCAAAGCGCTTGAGAAGTACGGCATACTTCCTGATGAAATCGGTAATGCTGGAAAGGCTGCTTTATATTTAGACAGATTGCACAAGCGACAATCAGAAGGCCTGACCACACCAAAACAAATTCGATTCTTAGAAGGTCGAGGTTTCAAAGATGTTGGCATGTGGCAATTTGATCACGCTAGAAATATGATTGATCGCATTGCTGCAAACGGCTGGCGATTACCAGCAGGCGTGCGACCTGCTGAATATGTACCGGGGTGATGTATGAAATATGAATTATTTAACGATCATTTTGAAAATGCTAAACGATACAATATTCCAAGAGCGCAATTGATTATTGCTGATATACCTTACAATTTGGGAAACAACGCTTATGCCTCTGACCCTAGATGGTATAAAGACGGTGATAACAGAAATGGTGAAAGCAAGCTGGCTGGTAAATCATTCTTTGATACAGATAATGATTTTAAAATCAATAATTTCTTTGATTTTTGTAGTAGGTTATTGAAGAAAGAACCCAAGGAAAAGGGTAAAGCACCAGCTATGATCGTTTTTCATGCATGGCAGCAGAGAGACATGGTTATTGAATGTGGCAAAAAGCATGGATTTAATAACGCCTATCCGCTGTATTTTACCAAAAAATCTAGTCCACAAGTCCTCAAGGCCAACATGAAAATTGTTGGTGCGGTTGAAGAAGCAACGGTATTGTATCGTGACAAGCTACCTAAATTTAACAACAGTGGAGCTATGATACTCAATCATGCCCCGTGGGAAAAAGATAGCTCTTACCCAGTTATCCACCCCACGCAAAAGCCTATACCGGTCTTGAAACGATTGATTGAAATCTTTACTGATCCAGAAGATGTAGTAATTGACCCTGTCGCTGGGAGTGGATCAACTTTGAGGGCCGCAATCGAGATGGGCAGGTCTGCCTATGGCTTTGAAATCAAGAAAGATTTTTACAAGAAAGCACAGGAGGAAATGCTGGCCACTTTTCAAACCAGCTTGTTCTGATGATGTTAGTTATTATCAAACAACAATATATGATTTTTTGGAGGAAAAATGAAGAAAAATCACACTCAGAGAAAAAACTAGAAAGGGTACTATATGACTAAACTGATAGGTTTCGGTCGTTGCCTTGGAAAAACGACAATGGCTATTTTAGAGAGTCATGCGACTGGTGGTAGGATTTTAGTTGCTACTCAAAAAATGGCAGAAAACACCTTTGGAATGGCGCAGGAATTGGGCTATGCAATACCTTATCCAATTTGTGTCAACGATTTGGTTCGCACTCCTCATGCGTACTCAAGCGAGGAGCATCTCATCATTGATAATGTTGAGATGGTGTTGCAGGAGATGCTTCACAACAAGATTGATACAATCACCTTTGACAATCGTACAATTGATCCTGAAGACCGCTATCTCGAAGAAATCAGGACTTTAAAGCAAGAAGTGAATGCTTGCTACAAGGAGAAGGCTGAGCTTTATCAAGATATACATGATAAGGATGAGCACATCGAGCGTCTAAAGCGCAGCAATATCGAGCTCACGCAAGCTCTCTCAGATACTATCTATACTGATATGCGAGCTAAAGCACGCTACAGACGACAAGGGCGAAAATGGCGAGCGAGGTAGGAGGAGACTATGGCACAACGGAGGATGTTTAGTAAAAAAATTACGGATACGGATAAATTTTTGGAAATGCCATTGTCAACTCAGGCACTCTACTTTCACTTAAATATGGGTGCTGATGACGATGGATTTGTTGATCGACCAAAGACAATCCAGCGGATTGTTGGGGCAAGTGATGATGATTTGAAGCTTTTATTAGCTAAAAATTTCATTATCTCTTCTGACACCGGGATTGTGGTTATTAAAGATTGGCGCATCCACAATTATATTCGCAAGGATACCTACCAACCCACGATTTACCAAGCTGAAAAGCTGGCTCTTGAGTCTCAGATGGCTCAACTTCCGAAGCCGTCCACGAGCCGTCCACGAAAAGTTGACGCAGGTAAGGATAGGATAGGTAAGGATAGGATAGGTAAGGATAGGATAGGTAAGGATAGGGAAGATAAGGATAATATATCAGATCCTCCTGATGTAAATATTTTAAAATTATTTCAGGATGAATTTCAACGGATGCTATCAGGTTTTGAAATCGAAGAAATCAATCATCTGATAGCAGAAAACAATCAAGACTTAGTGATTGAAGCTTTAAAGTTGGCAATCAAAAACGGGAAGCCAAACATCAAATATATATCTGGCATCTTGCGAAATTGGGAAAATGCAAATGTGACCACGGTAGAGCAAGCTAGAAACATAAGCAAGACATCCAAGAAACAACGACAAAAGAAGGAGGCTGAGGACGAATGGGGATTTTAGAAATGATTGCTGCGTTTGAGCACCTATACTACCCTTTATCAGACCAGATGAAAGAGCTTTTGCAAAAAGCGAGCTTGGAAGTAGTCAGTCAAAAGCTAGCGGATATGGCTAGCTGGTATTCTGTTGGGGGAGTCTTAACATGGTAGTCAATCCTTTTGCTGCTTTGCTGGCTCTGCAAGCAGAAAACACATCAGAAATCTGCGAGAAGCACAATATCCCAAAAATCAGAATTTTTAGGACCAGAAATATCGTCTGCTCTGCTTGTGAGAGCGAGAAAATCGAAGCTGAAAATCAAAAGCTAGTAGATGACTTCGCAGTAGCAGATAGAGAGAACAAGCGGCAGTTTTACCTAAATAAATTTTCTTTATTTGACGAGGTGCTGGCCAATGCTACATTGGATAATTTTGATACACCAACAACTGCAGAAGCTCAGAAACTTTCTGCGGCAGAGGGATTCTGCTCGGAGTGGGTCGATGGAAAGCGAAATAATATCATTTTCGTTGGAAATCCTGGCACCGGGAAAAGTCATCTGGCTTTCGGAATTATCAAGCGTGCCTCAGAAATAACTAAAGAATTTGCCATCTTCATGAATGTAGCTGATTTATTTAGCATTCTGAAGAAAGATTTCTCGCAAGAATACTTTATCCTTGAGCAGATTTCTAAAGCTAAATTTTTAGTTTTGGATGATTTGGGCATGGAAAATAATACAGAGTGGACCTATCGCGTCCTGTATTCGATTCTCAACAATCGCTCAAATACGCTCATAACTACAAATATGAGTGCGGATAAAATTGAAGAGAGGTACGGCAGACCTTTCCTCGACAGGATCATGAAGGGCGTGGATAAAGAACATGTCCTGAAATTTGAAGATTTGAAGAGTAAGAGGAGGGATTATTTTTAAATAAATGTTTGTTTTAAAACATGGGAATCGTAAGACAAAGCCTTATCTGATGACTGTGATCTTTGACTCAACTGGAATCAAAGCATCATTTTCGGAAGAAGATAAGGCCATGCGATTTGTCAGTCGTGGGGCCGCTGTGCAGGTCTCGCATGCGCTATTTACTGCTTATGGGCAGTTTTATCCGGTGGAATTGGATAAATGAGGAAAGGTGGTAAATTATATTAGCGAATTTTTAAATATAGACTGTTTGCCTGCTATGAAAAAATATCCTGATAATTTTTTTGACTTAGCAATTGTTGATCCTCCATATTTTTCAGGACCTGAGAAAAGGAGATACTACGGAAGAAAGGTCAGCCCAATAGGCGTCAAAAGATTGTATGGCGAAACTTCTAAATGGGAGGTTCCTGATAATGAATATTTTGATGAATTATTCAGAATATCTAAGCATCAAATTATTTGGGGAGTGAATTATTTCGACTATAATTTTGGGGCTGGACGTATCGTCTGGGATAAAGTAAATGGAGAGTCTAGCTTCTCTGATTGTGAGATTGCATATTGCAGTTTTCATGACAGTGTGAGACTCTTCCGCTATATGTGGAATGGCATGATGCAAGGAAAATCAATATCGGAGGGTCACATTCAACAAGGTAATAAAAGGCTAAACGAAAAGAGGATACATCCCACCCAAAAACCAGTGAATTTATATCGCTGGCTTGTTCAGAAATATGCAAAAGAGGGCTACAAGATATTGGACACGCATGTTGGTTCAGCAAGTAGCTTAATAGCATTTGAAGAAGCTGGATTGGAATATGTTGGATTTGAAAAAGATGAACAAATCTTTAAATCTGCACTTGCTAGATTAGAAGGTTACAAATCGCAGCTAAAATTATTTTGAAAATTGAGGTAGAAAAATGAAATTTAAAAAATTGATTGCAATTGTATTTATGGCAATGACTTTGATCGGCTTGGTTGCCTGCCGGGAAAGCAAGAAAGTTTCACACAACATTAGTCAGGAGGCAGATAACTTTAATGTTGTGCGACGGGTGGCAGTGATTAACACTCGGACCGATAAGATTGAATTTGAAGTGATTGGTCGTATTTCTGTTGAGACTGAAGCGAATGATGGTAAGCGACTTGAAATTTTGGTTGAAACGGCAAAAGGGGTGTATAAGAAGCACATGGTAAATTTGACTGGTTGGAATATGTATGTCGTTGAGGATCTTGAGGGCGCAGAAGTCAACCAGTATAAATACGAGGTCAACTATATGCCAGAAAGCATTATTCCGTTTGAAATTACAAGTAAAAAGTAGGAGAATGACGATGTGTAAAACCAAAATAGTAAAGTTTTTGAGAGAAACATTTTGCAAACACAACTACAAGCCAATAAGTGTAAAAACAGCTGGTTGGGGATACTATTGTGTCGGGCATGAATGCATCAAGTGTGGAAAATTTAAAGAACGATAAGGAGAGTCGTGTGAGAATAACAGAAACAGACTTAAATGCCCTAGATAACAAATTGCTTAGATACTCTGGTATCAATCGTGAAATTGCTTTAAGACGTGAAGAGTTGACCTTTCCTCACAAAGAGGACATGAGCGTTGGCAGCAAGGGTAATACTGTCTCTAGACCAACAGAGACAGCGGTTATCAAACTTGATAGCGATGTAAAACTAAGAAACCTAATCTTGTTTAAGGACACGGTTGAAGCATTGCTTGAAGGGCTTGACGAAGAGCAAAAGAAGATTTTTCATCTGCGCTGGATGAACGCAGCCTCTATCTTTTACTATACTTGGGAAGAAATTGGTGAGCAACTGCATTTTAGCAGAAAAACCATTTACAGAAAGCGCAGAGTGATTTTAGAAAAATTTGCTCAGCTTCAATAAAAAAATTAAAGTGACACAAAAAACGCTTTTTGTGTCACGAATTTGATGATATTATGATAGCATGCAGATTGTGAATGATTTGCAAAGCTGAAATTTTATAGAATCTCCTCAGAAAGGGCGCAGTGATGCGTTCCTTTTTGTTTGCAAAAATAGAAAGGCGGTGAGGTTATGTGGCAGTTGTAGAACCGATTAGAAATCGGGACGATGTTAGATTGATGATGGAGTGGTTGACGCTGCATAGTGCGGTCAAAGAGTCGGATCGACAGCGTAACCTCATGCTGTTTCTGTCTGGTGTTAATCTTGGTTTTCGTATTGGCGATATTGTCAAGCTCAAGGTCAAGCATGTCAAAGGTTGGCATGTCCAGATCGTGGACGAAAAGACTGACAAACCAACCAAAAGAAAAATGCCAAAAAAATTTAAAGTCGCAATGCGAAAGTATATCGAGGACAAGAAAGATGAAGACTACCTTTTCCCGAGCAGGAACGGCAAACATCAGCACATCAAACCTAACACAGCCTATAAGATTATCAAGCGAGCTGCTGAAGAAGTTGGTCTAGAAAATATAGCGACTCACTCGATGAGAAAGACCTTTGGTTTATTTATGTATGAGCAAACCAAAGATGTTGCCTTAATAATGGACCTACTAAACCACTCAAGCCAGAGCATATCACTGAGATATATCGGGAAAAATCAGGATTCACAAGACAGAGCTATGACGAAGTTTCAAGGCTTTTAATTTTTTATTTGCTATCTAATTCATCATTTTGAGGAAACGATGAATTAAGAATGAGCATGTGAGATAAACGCTTGATAAATCTGAATTATTTGTCATGCAGCGAATTCACTAGAATATATAAAACAAGGAATTAGAGCTATAAAAATAAAGGAGTTTACAAATTTATGAAAAGTATTCTCAAAAGACTATTTGCTAAAAGAAACATCAAGAAAAGACCAGTAGGAAATATTAGTCTTTTTGTTGAAATAGAAAATATTTCAGAATTTAAAGAACTAACTCAAGAATGTTGTGAAGCTATTGAACATTTGAACAATTGCATTGATAAGCTAAACAAGTTTGAAATCAAAGCATCAACATCATTGACTGATGATTGATGTGTCTACTCGAGAAGAACGCAGAGAGTTTTATAATTCCAGCGATTGGAAAAGACTTCGTAAGCAAGCTCTCGAACGTGATCACTACGAATGTGTTTGGTGCAGAGAGGAAGGCAAAGTCACGATTGATAGTCTAGAGGTTGACCACATCAAGGAGCTAGAGTTCTATCCTGAGCTAGCTCTGAAACTTGATAATCTCAGGACTCTTTGCAAAGAATGTCACAACAAACGTCACGGACGTTTTCAATTTCGAAAATCTCAAAAAATGCAAGAGAAAAATTTTCGGTCGGATGAATGGTGGGGGATTTAAGATCCCCCCGGTCAAAAAAATCGCAATAAAATCTCGTTTTGGGAACCGGTGGATGGGGTCAACTGTCCAAATTTTTAGCAAAATTTCAAAGGGGGTGGGGGGTAATGGAGGAATACTCAGAAAAAAATATAAAAGAATTAGAAAATCAGCTACTTTCTAAAATCGGTTATTTTAGTCCGAGGAAAAAAGATGCGGTGGCATACGAAAAAGTGAATCGTTATATTTATCTCGTCAGATTGTTGTACGAGCTGAAGGCTCGTCTCAACGAGGACGGTTTGGTTATTACGGTTCACAATGGCCAGCAAAGATTTCAAAAGGCGAACTCGCTCATCAAGGAAATCAATTCTACCAGCAATCAGCTTCTGGCTATTGAGCGGTCGTTTGATTTTGATGTGGAAAATTCGCCGGTCGAGAAGAAACCTGCTGGAAGTGATTTACTATGATCTCTCATCCGTTAGTTGATGAATACATCGATATGGCTGAGCGTGGAGAAATTATTGTCAACCAAGAGAGAAAGTTGCTGTTTAAAATCATCAGGGAGAAGATTTATCCTCGGGATGATCTTTATTTTGATAATGACTTGATTGAGAAGTTCATTCGGTTTGCGGAAAAGAACTTTTTCCCTTTAGCTAAGTACCAGCTTTTCTTGACTCCATTTATTTTTCTTTTTCGGAAGGAGGATGGAGAGCCCCAGTTTGATGAAATTCTGCTGACTTTGGCTCGTGGTGGTGGTAAGAATGGTTTTATGTCTGCGAGAGACGCTTTTTTTATCAGTCCTATCTATCCAATCAGAGATTATGATGTGACCATCACTGCCAACTCAGAGAAGCAAGGCAAGGTTTCTTTTGAGGAAGTGTATGAGACGGTTCAGCGTCGTGGTCTTGAGGATCATTTTTATCTGACGAAGATGTCTATCACAGGTCGAGCGAATAACTCGGTCTTTTCTTTTCGGACGAATAATCCGAAAACCATGGACTCTGCTCGTGATGGTTGTCTTGAGTTTGACGAGATTCACCAGTTTGAAGATGATAAGGCTGTGAAAGTGCAGCGGTCTGGTCTCGGTAAGATTGCTCATGCTCGGACTTTCTACAACGGGACGAATGGATATGTCCGTGAGGGATTTTATGACAAGATGATTGATAAATCCATGCAAATCCTGAATGGAGAGCTTGATGATTTTCGGCTCTTTCCTTTTATCTGCAAGCTGGATAGTGCGGATGAAGTGGATGATATGAGGAACTGGTCAAAAGCCAATCCGATGTTGGATGAAAGCACTCCTTACGCTAAAAGGTTACTTGCAAGAACCAAGGCTGACTATGATGACCTTGAGCTGGAGCCTTCCGGGCGTCAGGAATTTATGACAAAACGGATGAATCTACCTGAAGCAGACCTTGAAAAGGATGTGACGACTCGCGAGAAGCTGCTGGCTTGTCTGCGGTCACCGGGCATCGACTTAAAGGGTCGGTCTTGTGTGGCTGGGTTTGACTATGCGAGCATCCGAGACTTTGCGAGTGTTGGTTTGCTATTTAAGCATGGCGATGATTTCATCTGGAAGCAGCACTCGTTTGCTCGTAAGGCATTTTTAAAAGCATTTAAGCTAAAAGCTCCCATCAATGAATGGGCGGACAAAGGGCTATTTACGATTGTGGACGGTCCTAGTATTGATCCTCGCTTGCTGGTCGCAAAGCTGACTGAATGGAGTGAGGTCTATAATATCGAGCTTGTCTGTGCAGATGGTTTTCGGATGGATTTGCTGAAACCGCTATTGGAAGAGGCTGGCTTTGAGCATGAGTTTCTGAGAAATCCCGGAGCGATTCAATCGAAAGTGGCTCCATTCATCGAGGATGGCTTCGCAAATGAGCGCTTTATCTTTGAAGACGACCACTCTATGCTTTGGTACACGGATAATACTTATGTCAAAGAGGATAGGGATGGCAATAAGCGATTCTTAAAGAAAGAGCCTGTGCGTCGGAAAACGGATGGCTTCCATGCCTTTATCGCTGCGCTCTATAAGCGGGAATTAGTACAAGAAACAAACGTTGGTGAGTTTCTTGATGTGATTAGCAATTGGGAATTTTAAAGAGGTGATAAAGATGAACAAACGAATTAAGAAGAAAAAGCGTTTTGAACTGGAAATCCAGAAACTTCAAACAGATTTTTGTGTGCTGAGTCGTGAAAATATGGTTTTGGATAAAAAATTGGCGGAGTACAAGACTGAACTGAACACATTGCGTCAGGCTCAGCAACGGCACGAAACTATATGCGGTGAAAATGTCCAGACGACAAATGAAAAATTTAGCAGTATCAGACAAGAGCTGGAGCAGCTAAAGAAGCCGTTTTGGAAACGGTAATCATTTGGGTGGGTGGTTGGCAAAATAATTTAGAAAGGAGGGGAGATTGTGGGCTGGCTTGATATTTTTAAGGCTCGCAAGGAAATCATCACTGGCTTTGACTTTGATGATTTAGAGCGGATTTTCGGGAGCTTGTATCTCAAAAGCTTGGCCGTGGACAAATCGGCAGAGTTTGTGGCTCGTATCTTTGCGAAGTCTGAATTTCGCTACATGGTCCAAGGGAAACATGTGCATTCCAACTGGGACTATCTTTTAAATGTCCGACCAAATCGGAATGAGTCCGCTTCAGAGTTTTGGCAAAAGGTGATTTATCGCCTATTGACTAAAAATGAAGTGCTTATCTTTTTGTCAGATGACGATCAGCTGCTAGTTGCGGATAGCTTTAGTCGGAAACGATATGCGGTCTATGATGATACTTTTGAAATGGTATCTGTGCGAGACTATACGTTTCAGCGTAAGTTTGCTATGAGCGATGTGATTTTCTTGCAGTACAACAACAACCGACTGCAAGAATACATCAGTGACTTATTTGCTGACTATGAGAAACTACATAGTCGCTTGGTAGAGGCCTTGGGTCGTAACAATCAGATTCGGGGGATTCTTAATACCAAAACTAACGGGACCTTTAACGAGGAAAGGCTTCAGCAGATGAAGGACTATGCTGATGGTCTTTTTAAGTCTTTTACCACAAAAACTGTGGCTATCGTTCCAGCTCAAAATGGGCTGGACTACACCGAGTTGACAAACACGGTTGGTACATCAAACTTGTCTGTGGATGAGATTAAAAAACTCCGAAGGCAATTTGATGATGAGGTTGCCGATATACTGGGTATTCCTACGGCGCTATTGCATGGAGATATGGCCAACCTGGCCAACAGTCAGAAGATGTTTACTAGCTATTGCTTTGAATCGCTGGTAAAGAAAGTATCTGATGGACTCAATCATGCCATAGTCGGTCGTGACGGCTATTCTGGCCAGCGGTCATTTGCGATTGTCGGCGAAGGTCAGCGGGATAAGTTCGCTTTGGCGGAAAACATTGATAAGCTAATCTCCTCTGGTGCAATGCTAATCAATGAAGTTCGGGAAGAGTTAGGGCTCGAGGCTGTGCCTTGGGGCAATAAACCTGTCATGACGAAGAACTATCAGATTGGTGAGGAAATAGAGGAAGGAGGTGAGAAAGAAGATGAAGGTAATTCCGATTAAGGGTACGATTGTATCAAACAATGACAGATGGCTTTACGATTGGCTTGAGTGGGATGCAACTGCTCCGAAAGATGTCGTCCTTCCTGAAAGTGGTGAACCGATTGAGGTTCATATCAATTCGGGTGGAGGAGATGTTTATGCTGGTAGTGAAATCTATACTGCTCTACGCTCGTATCCTGGTACCGTGACTGTGAAGATTGTCGGTATTGCAGCAAGCGCAGCAAGTGTGATTGCAATGGCAGGAGATACGGTTGAAATCAGTCCGACTGCCCAAATCATGATCCACAATGTTTCAACACAAGTGAATGGTGACCATAACACTCTGCTTCATGAGGCCGGGGTATTAGAAGGTTTTAACAAATCTATTGCTAGTGCTTATGTTCATAAGACTGGTAAGGCTCTTGATGACTTGCTTGGATTAATGAACAAGACTACTTGGTTTGATGCTGAATCAGCTTTGAACCATGGATTTGTAGACAAGATTATGTTTACAAACGAAGTCGCTCCGACTTTGGTTGCGAGTGAAACTCCTATGATCCCAAGTGATTTTATCGAGAAAATGAGGTCAGCAATGACACCGGATATTGATAAAATCGCTAAACTGGTAGCTGAAAAGCTAGAAGCTAAACTGCCAGATGTACAAATCGACAAAGAGGCTTTCGAAAATAGTGAATTTCTACAGAAGAGATTCAATCTTCAAGAAAGCCTAGAAAATAACACAGACAAGGCTGTTCCTAAAGGGTTCGGTCGTTTTGCATTTTAAGAAAGGAAATTTTAAAAATGGGAATGAAATTATCAGATGAATTTAAAACAGCTCGTCAGAACTTTCTGGATGCTGTTACAAACAATGAACCTGCTGAAAAGCAAGGGGAACTTTACGAAAAGATGCTTGATGCCATTATGGATGAAGCCAAGAAAACAGCTCGTGAGGAAGTTGATGGTCTAGTGGCAGCAAGTCCACTTGATGAAAAATTATCGCTTCGTGAGCGGGAATATTTTAACAACTTAGAAAAGAAAGCCCCAGACAAGATCGAAAAATTCTTTCCACAGGAAACTGTTGACCGTATCTTTGAAGATATGGTGCAAGCCCATCCTTTGCTTGAGCATATCGGACTTCGCAACGGTGGCCCTCGTCTTAAATTCCTGACCTCAAATACGACAGGTGTTGCAGCTTGGGGCAAAATCAATGACGAAATCAAGGGTCAATTGACTGCTGAATTTAGCGAAGAAGAAGCAATCCAGAACAAACTGACGGCCTTTGTGGTACTTCCAAAGGATACAGAAAAGTTTGGTCCCGGCTGGCTCTATTCTTTCGTCTCTACTCAGCTAACAGAAGCTTTTGCAACTGCGCTTGAAGCTGCTTTCTTGAATGGTGATGGAGATGAGAAACCAATTGGCTTGTCTCGCACCTTGACAGGAACGGTTGCGGCAGGAAAAACAACCTATAGTGCTAAGGCTTCATCTGGTGATGTAACTCTCGGCTCTAAAGGTAAGACTACCGAAGAAAAGGCTAATATCACGCTTAAGGAGTTCAAAGATATCTACAAGTACCATGCGACTAAGTCAAATGGCAAGCCAGTCGTGACCCGTGGCAACATGGTCATCGTAGTGAATACCAGTGACGAGCTTGATTTCACTACACAATTTACCACTTTGAACAGCCTCGGGGTATTTGTCACCAACTTGCCATTTAACCCTATCGTCGTGCCCTCAGTAGCGCAGGAAGCTGGTAAAATCACTACTTTTGTCAAGGGTCGTTATGATGCCATCCTTGGAGGAGGTATTGAATTTGGTAAATTTGACCAAACTTTGGCACTTGATGACTTAATTCTCTATACAGGGAAGCAGTTCGCCTACGGGAAACCACATGATGAGAAAACGGCTGCTGTCTGGGAATTGAAACTGAAATAGGCGGTGATAGCCTATGGAAGAGGAAAAAGAACTTCATCCACTCCTTAAAGCTTTTAAGGAGCGGATGAGGATTTTTCACAGTGGAGAGGATGCAAACCTCTCACGAATGCTCGAAAGCTCTGAGGCGACTATTCACAGCTTGGTGGGAAGCAAGGACACTAGCGACCCCCGAGTGAGGGAGCTGGTGCTAGAGCGTGCACGATATGCCTACAATGACCAAGTTGAATTTTTCTACGGAAACTTTCAAGGGGATTTGATGGCATTGTCACTAGAAAATTACAAATCGGAGGAAAAAAATGATTAAGGTCTTAGAAGAATTTTATGACTTGGAAACTGGGGATCTTCGTCAAGCAGGGACAGAATTTGAAGCGACAAAAGAACGCTTCGACGAATTGAACGAAGCTTTACCCGGCTATGTCGAATGGAGCGAGCCAAAAGAAGATGGCAAGTCGAAAGTAAAAGGGAAAAAGGATGAAGTAGCTGCTAAGGATGAGCTACCAATCTAATCGCCTGCATTATCGCTACAAGAAGCCTGAAGCTACAAATGGTGATCTAAGGACCCCTGTCACTTTCTATACTTCAAAAGTGGCGGAGGGGCTTGACGGTCGTGATGTCAGCCATGAAAAGGTATTTCATACGATGGGGCAGGTCTACTCTCCTAGTATGAAAGATATCGAAATCGCAACAGGTAAAGCGATGAAGGCTAAAATGACTATCAAAATCCGCGATCCGCTATCTGACTACCAGCCAGACAATCGTCATTTTGTAGAAGTAGGCGATATTCGTCTGAAAGACAAGAAGTGGCAAATCATTGATGTGCGTCCTGATTTTGACAATCGGGACTTTTTGATTGTCATTATCGGAGGTGGTCGCGATGTCTAGCGGGGCTAATGTGAGAGGTCTTGAAGAAGTCCTGCGGAATATGGAGGCTAAGCTGGGACCTGAAAAAGTAAGGCGGGTGACCAGTCGAGCCTTGAAAGGTGCTGCTGAAGAGACTTTGGAAGATTTCAAGGAGGCTTTAGCGGTCTACAAGCGTACTGGAGAGACTATCGAGAGTGCGACTGTTGGGCGGGTCACTGGGGCAATGGAAGGTGTACCAACTGTCAAATTAGGTTTTGGCGCTGGCTCTCGTTGGCGCTTGGTGCACTTGAACGAGCTTGGCTATGCTAGAAATCCTCATCCTCGAGGCTATGGCGTGATTCGTCGCTTTTCGGAGGCTAACGGTCAAAAATACAAATATCGTGTAGCAAGCAGATTGAAGATGGAGGGATTTAGATAGTGGTCAAAGATAAACTCGATGAGCTCTACAATGCCTTACAAGCAGATGAGGAGCTGGCTGGTGTCTGTATCAAGTCCTTTAATAGACCAGAGTCTTTGGCAGAGGATGAGACGAGTATCGTTATCATCCCGCTGGGACCACCGATACAGACTGCTCACGGAAGCAATACGAGCCTAGCCAAGGTCTTTCTCTATCAAGTCAATGTAGAGTCAGTGGATCGTGTGGAGTGTAAGAAACTCCAAAGGAAAGTTGAGAAGATTTTCGAGGAAGAAGGCTTTTACCAGACCGTAGGTGATCTGGATAGCTGGCTTCCTGAAATTAAGCGCTATGTCGATGTTCGCACCTATCGAGGTGTGAGCAGACTGTATGAAGAATACTAGAAAGAAGGAAACGGAATGAAAGTAAAAGGAACTGCAATTGTAGGATTGAAATCCGTAACGGTTCGTGTACATGATGGAAAAGCACCATCAGTTGGTGAAAATCTCTTTACACTGGAAGGTAAAGAAAATGAAGGGGCTGCACAGACGGCAAAAGTATCTGGTCTGTCCGTCGACCCAACCAAAACGTTTGGTAGTAATATTGCTTATCACGTCAATAATCGCGGGGTTGGCGACTTGAAGGTAGAATTCGGGCTGTTGGATGTGCCTTTAGCTCTTTATGTTAGTGCTTTAGGCTATGGAAATGATGATGGCCTATACTACTTTGGCACAGACACTGTTGCAAAAAATGTATCCATTCTCATCGAAAGTAATACAGCTGATGGTGAACCTGCCTACTATGGTTTTTACAAAGGACAACTTTCTATGGATGCGATTGATTTTGAATCGCTCAAGGATAAGGCAGAAGAACTTGCTCCTACAAATGTGACCTTTGCTGCGACAGCTAGCACAGATACCGCAACTAATGGACGTTATGGCGCAATGGTGTATGGGTCAGATACTGAGAAGCTGAAGAAACTTAAAAGCCAACTTAAGATTTTACCAGCTGCGTAAGGAAGGGGCGAGAGCCCTTTTCTCTTTTTTAAGAAAGGAAAATCTATGTCAAAGGTACAATTTACAATCAAAAATGAAAAAGGTGAAGATGTCCTGAAAACGAGTAAGGAAATCACCACCAAAGATTATCGTGATTATCTGGTCTTAAACGACTCATTAACAGATGACTTGAGCGATGTTGAGAAATTGGATAAGCAGTTAAACTTTATTGCTTCGCTCTTTGAAGATGTGACGGTAGAACAGTTGCTTGAATTTACAGATTTTGGTCAAATCATTGCCATCTTTGCTGATATCTACACTCATTTGGTGGGTGATGTGGACCCAAAGGGGAAAGCTTAAAGCCCGGTGAAGCTTTAAAGCGGTTTTATAGCTTTGTCAAAAAAGCTACAGAAGGTCCTTACGGTATGAGTGTCCGTGATGTTATGGAGACGAGCTGGGAGGACTTGATGGGCGTGCTGGACACTACAGAAACCGCTGATAAAGAAGAAGTTATGGATTTGGCGGATTTTTTAGGAACAATATAGCAGGAGGAAACTAAATGGCAGGTGGAACACCTTTAGGCCAAATGTATGTGGAGCTAGGGTTGGACGTGTCTAAGTTTAATCCTACGCTAAATGGGGCGAAAAATGCCGTAAAGTATTTCCAGAGCAATGTCCGAGCTTTGGATAGCTCTCTGAAAAACAATGGGAAAAATGCTGACCTACTCCAGGCGAAGTACAAGACTTTAGGGCAGGCGATTGATGCTCAACGCAAGGTCTTGGACGAGATGAAGAAAGGCTTTGATAAGCTAGAGCCTGGAACAGCTCGGTTTGACAAGGCTGCCGCAGAAATCGAGCGTGAAAATGCAAAACTAGCTGCAATGGAAGGTCAACTCCGAAAAGTGGAGCAGGCTTTGATAGCGGTTGGTCGAGAGAATAGCTTTGCCGGTCATCTCAATAAAATAGGCGATAGTCTACTGACAAACGGTGAGCGTATCAAAACGTTTGGTAAGAATGTATCTGACGTTGGCGGCAAGCTGACGACAGGGGTTACTGCTCCTTTGGTAGCTGGTGCAGGGCTTGTAGTCAAAGCAGCAATGGACTATGAGTCAGCCTTTGCTGGAGTTAAAAAGACGGTAGATGAAACGGCAACCGTGTCGTATGCGAAACTGTCTAGTGGCATTCGGCAGATGGCTAAAGAGTTGCCTGCAAGCGCAGTCCAAATCGCTAACGTAGCGGAAGTAGCTGGTCAGCTGGGAATCAAGACGGAAGATATTTTGAAGTTCTCTCGTACCATGATTGATATGGGCGAGTCAACCAACTTGAGCGCTGAAGAGGCGGCAACGGCTATTGCTAAAGTCGCTAACATCATGGGCTTGAGTTCGGACGATTACTCACGTTTTGGAGCTTCCGTGGTTGACCTCGGTAATAACTTTGCGACGACTGAAAAAGATATCGTCGAGATGACCAACCGTCTAGCTGCGGGTGGTCGTTTAGCTGGTCTGACAGCTCCAGATATCCTTGGTCTAGCAACAGCTATGAGCTCGGTTGGTATCGAAGCTGAAGCGGGTGGTACTGCCATGACTCAAACGCTGACAGCTATCGGAAATGCGGTATCTCTGACTGGAAAAGGTGCAGCTGAAAAACTAGAGTTGATTGCCAATACGGCAGGCATGACCTCAGAACAATTCCAGCAAGCATGGAAAGAAAAACCTGTCCAAGCGCTGCAAGCCTTTATCAAAGGTTTGGAAAATGCTCATAAATCTGGAGAGAATGTCAATGGCATCCTCGATGATCTGGATATGAAGGGCATTCGTCAAAGTAACATGCTGAAATCTCTGGCTTTAGCCTCAGATAAGATGACATCAGCAGTTGATCGCTCAAATAGTGCTTGGAAGAAAAATACAGCTTTGACTGAAGAAGCAAGCAAGCGCTACGCGACCACTGAATCACAATTCAAAATGTTTAAGAATCAAATCACGGACATTGCGATTGAGTTTGGTGGACCTTTGCTTAAAGCTATGCGAGATGGATTGCAAGCTGCTAAACCATGGATTCAAAATTTGGCGGATATGGCTAAGGCTTTTAGCAATATGAGCACTGAGCAACAGCAGAACATTATCAAATGGGGCTTGCTTGCTGCTGGTGCTGGTCCAGCTCTTACTATATTTGGTAAGGGGATTGGACTTATCGGTAGTTTTACCAAAGGTCTTGGCTGGCTGACAAAAGGACTCAGCAAGGCAGCAGGCGGGGCATCTATCCTGCATAAGACTTTCCAAGCTTTTCGGACTACTGGCAACTTAACGGAGGCTTTTCAATCTGCGACCAGTGGAGCAACTGCTTTGAGTAGTGCGACAGCTACAGCAACTACTGGAGCTACAGCCTTGAGCGGAGCCACTACTTCGGCATCTGGCTCGGCTGGGATCCTTGGAAAGGCTATGGTTGCCTTAGGGGGTCCAGTAGGTCTTATGATTGGAGGCATCGGCCTAGCGGCGGCGGGCTTGGTCTATCTCGGAAATGAGAAAGACAAGGCTCGTATCAAGGCAGAAGAATTTGGCACGCAACTGAGTGAAACAGCTCGTAGTGATTTGCGTAGCTTCCAGAAAGTGGTAGACGAAACTAGCAACACAGTCGCTAACTTTGGAACTCACGCTGGTGATGCTGACAAAGTAACTGGAGCGTTTAAAAAGCTTTATGAAGAAGTGGTTAGCTCTGCTGACAAAGCCAATAAACGACTCCAAGAACTGGCCGATAAATGGGGCATAAGTCCTGAACAAGTGGCAAAAGCTCAGGAATACAATAACCAGATGGTAAGCAATACCGAGGCTATGATGAATCAAATCAATGATATCTATCAACGCCACAACGGTGATGCGAGCAAGTTTTCCAAAGAAGAAAAAGAAATTGTCCTTAATAATCAAAGAGAGATGATTACTGCTAGGCTGGAGCTTATGAACCTATCCGCTAAAGAGCAGAAGGCTGCTCTGCAGGCTCTGAACGGAGAAATCTTTAGCTTAAATGAGACTCAGCTCAAGCACTCAAGAGAGAGCCTAGAAAAGGCTATGAAAGAAGAAAATAGCCTCTACAAAGAGTCTAAAGCAGAGCTGAAAGAGATGCTCAGCTCTAAATTGCTCACAAGGCAGGAATACAATGCCAAAATGAAGCAACTCGAGAGCGAGCACAATCAGACTATGGAAGGTCTGGCAACGAAATATCTGGAAGTCATGAAGACTCTGGATGATAAGGTCAAACTGCGGACAGGGCAGAGCTGGAACTATTGGGAAGAAGCGAAAAAGCTCCTCGAAGAGTACGGCTTGTCCTATGAAGAAATTGGGGAGAAAGCCTCTAAAGCTGCTAAAGAAGCAGGAAACTCACACAGCATCCTTGCTAAATATAGTAGTGAGATGTCAGCCACGACTAAGGAGGCAAATGATGCCTGGTCTCTTTTAGTTGGAAATATCAACAAAAACAACCAATTCGAGGTTAAATCTAACGTCAAGGAAGTCATTGGCGAAGCTGTGAAGTCTGCTGAGGGCTGGGAGCAATTGAAGTTTATTGCTAAAGAGGCAGAGCTTAACTCTAATGCTCGGGCGACGATCGCGGAAGCTCTGGTAGAGTCTGGCAAGTGGGCAGAAATGTCTCTGGAAGAAAAGAAAATCATTGTCCAAAATCAAGCTGGATTGCAGGCCATCTTTGATAGCCAGCAACATCTAGCAATCTGGAATAGTCTACCCGCCGAAACCAAGCAACTCCTGATGAATAATCAGGATGTGATGAACAAGGCAGATGTGGCTAAGCAGGCTTTGGAAAACTACAATAAGCTGACTCCGCAGCAGAAGGAACTGCTGGCCAGAGATGAGGAGTTCCAAAAGGCGGTTTCTCGCTCTACGGAGACTTTGAAAAACTGGGATATGGCTAATCCATTCCCTAAAGATTTGTTGGTAAATGGTGATAATGCCCTTTTAAATACAGGGCTAAGCATCGCAAAGCTGGATATGTGGAATCAGGCTGCCACTCCGACGAAGGAGCTGAAAGGTGATTCGACCTCGGCTGTGGTGGAAATTGGTAAGGCAATTGGAGCGGCTTGGAATTTTAATAACTTGACCGTGCCTACGAAAAATCTGAACGGTGACTCTACTTCGGCAGTAGTAGAGGTCGGCAAGGCCATTGGTGCAGTTAATAACTTTAACGGCACGATTGCCCCGACTAAACCGCTACCGTCTGATGCCACACCAACCCAAAATGCGTCAAGTCAAGCAATTGGAGCGGTTAATAGCTTTAATAATACTTTAGCTCCAACCAAGCTACTTACAGGAGACCCTAACTCTGTCCTTGGCGCATCCAGTCAAGGTATCGGTGGATTGAATAGCTTCAATAGCACGCCTACGCCGACCAAGCACCTTACCGCTGTTGACAACACGTCTGGGGTTGCTTGGGGAGTCATTGGAGCCCTTAACAGCATTCCACGAACAGTCACGACAGTCATTCAGACTGTTAGAAAATGGATTGGATTGGAGAAAGGGACCAACTATCATGAAGGCGGCCCTGCCATGGTCAATGACCAGCGAGGCGGGACTTATCGAGAGTTGATTCGCTTTCCAACTGGCGAAACCTTCATCCCAGAAGGTCGTAACGTCCTAATGGACTTGCCACGAGGGACAAAGGTATTCCCAGCCTATAAGACCAAGCGTCTGATGCGTAACATGGGAATCCCTAAGTATGCTGCTGGTGTCGGGATTCCGAGTGATGCGAAATTTCTCCGTGAAATGGAGCAGGCAAGCAAATCTATCGTGGTGCAGTCTTCTACGACCCAAAATGTGGTAGATATGGATAAAGTGGTTTCTGAGATCACTATTCTGAGGGCGAGTTTGGAAAGTCTTTTGAGGGCTATCCTCGAAAAACCGTCAGAAATCACGCTAGATGGCGAGTCTATCGCACAAAACAGCTACAGAAGACAAGCTAGAATCATGGCAAGGGAGGGGATCTGATGTACTACATGATTATCAATAATTTTAATACTTCGACGCTCTCAAATTGCTATGTGACTGATTTTGGTAAGGCACAAACGGCAACACCGAGAGCGACGGAGAAGGTGGTCATCCATGGAGCTAACGGCTCTGAATCTATCCTTGACGGAGCCTACGAGAGCTATGAACGGACATTTACTTTCTATGTGCCTAAAATGCTAGACATTTCAACGATTGTGGAGAAATTTCAGCCGAAGTTTAATGTGATTGAGCTTGGATATCAGCCTGGTTCATTTTTTTATGCGGATTTTTTAGAGGCTTCCTACAGTCCTAACGGACCGCATGCTTGGACGCTTGAAATCAAGCTTGAAATGCAGCCTTTCCGGTACGAAAAAAATGCGCAGGATGTGGTATTGACTGGAAATGGTACGGTAACCAATACAGGAACCGTCTACTCCGAGCCTATCATTACATTGGAGGGTTCTGGCGATGTGAGCTTGACTATTGGTCAACAGACCATGCACTTGACGCTAGATACAAAGGCAACGATTGTGTGCCAGCACAAGCGGCAGAATGTTTATGACAAAAACGGGAATATCAAGAATACTCTACGAAAACGAGGACCATTCTTTGAGATCCCTGTCGGGCGGTCTGGTGTGTCTGTGTCAGGCAACATCCGAAAAATCACAATTAAAGGCTATTGGAGGTACAAGGTTTGATTTATTTAAAAGATGGAAACATTCCTTTAAATGAAGCTTGGGCTGATGAAATCTACCAAGAAGGCAACAGCACCTATCAACTGACCTTTAAATACCCCTTCAGTAGTGATAAATGGAAGTTGCTGACAGAAGAGACTGAGCTTATAGCAGATGATTTGCATGACGAGCAAGAGTTTACCATCTTTGAGGTCGTCAAAGAGCAAGGCTACATCACAGTCTATGCAAATCAAATAGCGACACTACTCAAATCCCACTCTATCAGCTCTATCAATGTTGATAGGGTGGCTGGGAATGTGGTGATGACCGCACTAGCTGGGGCAATCCTGAGAGATTGTCCTTTTAGCTTTTACTCTGATATCACTGATAAGCATACTTTTAATGCAGCTAATATCTCAGTGATGGACGCTCTAATCAAAGAGAAACACTCTATCGTTGGTCAATGGGGCGGTGACTTGGTACGGGATAAGTACCAGGTAAGTCTGCTGAAAAACGGAGGCTCTGAGACTGAGGCTCTTTTTATGTACAAAAAGAACATGAGAAGCCCTCAACAGACTACCTCGACCAAAGAGCTGCGGACACGCATTCATTTTCGAAAGAAAATCGAGGTCGGAGAGGGAGATAATAGGAAAGAGCAGTGGCTGAGAGTCACTGTAGACAGCCCTCTTATCAGCAAGTACAAGCATATCTACGAGGATGATATGGAGGTCACTGACGAAGATGTCAAGGACCTTGCTAGCCTGACTAAGTATGGTGAGCAATACTATCGGACGACCTTGTGCGATATGATCGAGGACAGCTTGGAGCTTGATGTGGCAGGTATCGGTGATGTGCCGGTCAAGATATTTGATGTCGTGAGTGTGTATCATGAGCAGTTTGGCATGGATGTCCGTAAGAAAATCACCAAGTATCGCTACTCTCCGATGGGGAAAAAGCTGAAATCGGTAGGATTTGGAACTATCCAGCAAACGCTGGGAGGGGCTTTAAATGCTATGGTCAGTGACTCGGTCAAGGCTGAGACTGCAACCATTGAGCAGGACTTTGAGGTCAAGCTCGAGAAGGAGTTGAAAAACGCTGATAAAGTCTTTGACCAGAAGATGAACCAGATGGAGCAGAGCCTATCTGATGAAATCGAACAAGCAAGAGCCAAGGCTGAAGAAGTCAAAGCAGCAATGACCGAGCAGCTGAATCTGAAAATCAATCAGAGTAAGAGCGAGGTTACGGAGCAACTGAAGTCAGACTTTGATAGGAAGCTGGCCAATGCTCAAAATGGATTAGCAGGTGTCAGGGCAAACCTGACGCAGGCTCAGAGTCAGTTATCTGGCAGCATTAGCCAAATCCGTTCAGATGTCGGCACTATACGCACAAAGCAGAGCCAGCACGAAGCCGAAATCAGCAAGCAAGTCTCAGCGCTCAACCAGACCAAGGTTGAGCTGGCTGGGGTCAAAACGAACCTGACGCAGGCTCAGAGTCAACTAACTAGCAACATTGCCCAAATCCGTTCAGATGTCGGGAATATCCGCACCAAACAGTCTCAAGCTGAAGCTGATTTTGCCAAGCAAGTCTCAGCGCTCAACCAGACCAAAACAGAGCTTGCGGGTGTCAAATCTGCTCAAGCTAATTACGAGCAGACGACTACACGCAGACTGGCTGAGCTGGCCAATGTGGCAGATGGCAAGGCCAGCAAGTCTGAGCTGGTGCAGACTGCTGAGGAGTTGAAAAGTCGGATTGCGAGCGTGCAGGTTGGTGGCACCAATTTATTATCATATATTAGTTTTAACGCTGGAGGCTACTACCAAAATAGTCTCAAGCGAGATAATAATTATACGTACTCAAATCTCATTGAGATTAAAAGTACAGATTATATTTTGCAAGTTTGGGAGCTGGAAGCCAACGCTAAAAAGCTTTGGGCAGGCTTGCAGTTATTTGATGAGCAACGCAATCCTATCTCAAACGGGTACTCAACCTTTTGGTTTAACGGTTACTTAAAAAAGGACATCAAACCGCCTCAAAACGCTAAATACTTAGCTGTCTCATTTGAAAATTTAATTTTAGATAAGACTAAAGCTAAATTTAAACTGGAAACTGGTACTTTAGCTACAGACTGGAGCCCAGCGCCTGAAGACACCGAAAATCTCATCTCAGCTGTCGAATCGACCTTTAAGCAAAAGGCCGACTCGCTCGAAGCTGGTGTGAACCGCTTGACTGAGGGGCTCAAGACCAAAGCGGACTCAAGCGCTCTAAACTTGCTCTCAGATAGCATCAAGCAGTCAGTCAAGTCTTTGGAGACTGACACGCAGAACAAGCTCAGCCAAAAGCTTAGCACAGCAGAGTTTGAGGTGCGGGCGTCTGGAATCCGCCAGGAAATCCTTAACGCGACCAAGGATAAAGCCGATAAGGCTTTGGTCACGGCCGAAGCTGGGCGGTTGAGGGAGGAATTGGCGAGTCTGTCTGTCGGCGGGCGGAATTTGCTGAAGGGGTCGAAAGGGCCGTTTAAGCCAAACAGAAACCCTGCGAAGTTTGATAATAACACTCTATACTCGCAAGAAACATCTATACACCTCGTCCAAAATGAGAAATATAGAATTTCGGCGAAAACTGATGGAATTTTTGATTCTCAGCACAATGGCTCAAAAGAGTCAGATAATGTGGTCTTGTGGCTGATGGATAAAGCTGTAACTAATTATCAAATCGTGTCAGATGCAAAAACTGGCACAACTGGCACAGAGTTTGTCTGGACTCGTCCGACAGGCATCTATCATCTGCGAGTCAATACCTATCGCAAAGATCCTCAAAAACTGAAAAGCGCTTGGGAAGTCAAAGTAGAGCAAGGCTCATTTAAGACCGACTGGTCACCAGCTCCTGAAGATGCTGAGGACCTCATCACAGAGGCTAAGGCTACCTTCGAGCGCACAGCTCAAGGCTTGCGGACAGACCTCACAGCTGTACAAGCCTACGTTAGCGCAGACGGCACAAGAGCGGAAGCTCTGCGGACTTACTCTCGCGAAGAAACAGCACGTCAGCTGACCGCCGAGCGCAAGGCCATCGAGGCCGGCTATGTGGGCAAGGCTACATATGCAGAAGACGTTAAAGGCATAAGCAGGCGATTTGAGGAGCTGAAGACCAGCTCTGAGACTAAGCTTGCAGAGTTTAGGCAAGGCATTGAGGGCCAACTGGCCAACGTGCAAACTGCCCTTAATACAGCCAACGGCTCATTGACCAGTTTTAACAACTGGAAGCAGACAGCGCAGGAGACGCTGAATAAGGTTGGCAGGGTCGAGACGGGTCTTAACGAGACTAAGACCAGTTTGGCTGAGTTTAAGCAGAGAGCTGACTCACTGGAAGCTGGAGCGAACCGCTTAACAGAGGGCTTAAAATCCAAAGCAGACTCAAGCGCTCTAAACTTGCTCTCAGATAGCATCAAGCAGTCAGTCAAGTCTTTGGAGACTGACACGCAGAACAAGCTCAGCCAAAAGCTCAGCACGGCCGAGTTTGAGGTACAGGCGTCTGGAATCCGTCAGGAAATCCTGAATGCGACCAAGGACAAGGCTGATAAGACCTTGGTCACGGCTGAGGCTGGACGGTTGAGAGAGGAGCTTGCGAGCCTGTCGGTTGGCGGACGGAATCTTGCCTTAGGAACAAGCAAAGAATGGTCTACGCCTTTCACCAACTTTTCGGGGAACCCGAATATTTGTCCTCAACTCTACAAGGTTTTGACCGACGGCTTGCAAGTTGGCGATACATTGAGGTCTAAGATCATACTCAAGTACACTGATGTACGACCTGCTACTGGCAAAACTGCGACCGTTTGGTTACAGGGCAACGGAAACGTGACCGGTTGGACAGCTGGGGCTTATAATGGCAGTCCTGCCAAAACCCTTAGCGGAAGCGGAGAAATCACATTCGAGCACTCCTTTAAAATCACCGAAAATCATCTGAAGAATGCCCACTGGAATTGGATGTTTAGAACCGATTTTATCGCGAGTGGATCACTCCAATGGAAACTTGCAAAGGTTGAGAGCGGGTCAGTGTTTACAAATTGGTCTCCTGCTCCCGAAGACACTGAGGGCCTCATCACAGAGGCTAAGGCTACCTTCGAGCGGACAGCTCAAGGGTTGCGGACAGACTTGTCGGCTGTGCAGGCTTATGTCAACGCTGACGGTACACGCTCAGAAGCTCTGCGGACCTACAGTCGCGAAGAGACCGCCCGTCAACTGACTGCAGAGCGCAAGCTCATTGAGTCTGGCTATGTGGGCAAGGCGCAGCACACAGAGGACGTGCGGAGCATAAGCAGACGCTTTGAGGAGCTGAAGACCAGCTCTGAGACGAAGCTGGCAGAGTATCGCCAGACAATTGAGGGGCAGTTTGCGACTATGTCCAGTAAAATTGGCGAAAGCCTAAAGAAAACCGATATCAGTATCACACCCGGGCAAATCATCCTTGGTACTGGTAAGGTGGTCAACGGTCAGACTTTGGCTAGTCTTTTCGTTCAAAATCCGGAAAGCATGCAGGCCATCACAAAGCTCATGCGGATCACGGGTGATTTAATCGTGGATGGCTCTATCACTGGCCGTGACTTGGCCGCAGGAGCTATCACGACACCTCATCTGGCAGCAGGCGCAGTGACAGTGGAAGTGCTAGGAGCTAATGCCGTGACGGCTGATAAGGTCAAGGCAGATGATGCTCTGCTCGAAAAGCTATCTGCAGGCGAGGCCCTGCTTAGGAAGCTAATGTCAAAAGATGCCTTTATCAATAGACTACAATCTATTGACTTTACAGCTGAGCAGGTCAAAGGTGGGATGATTAAAGCGTTAAATGGGGCTTTGAAAATTGATTTAAACAATGGTCAGTACAATGTTATGACCGATCAAGCAGCCATTAGACGTGTTATAAATGGCTATCCAAACCAATTCTTAAAATTTACCAGTGAAATAGAGGGTGGAGCGCCAGCCAGCGTGACTGTGTTGGGTGCAAATCGGGACGGAACGGAAAATAGTAAGAATGACAGCTTTACTGGAATCAGGCTATATAGCGGAAACAAGGTCGAACGTACCGAAATCATCAGTGACGTTGTGAGATTTGCGACAGGAGCGGTCAACTACAGAGGTTGGGAGATGCGTACGCTGTACGGAAATGATAACAGGCAAGTCATTTTACAGCCATTTGGAAACGTGACGAGGTCAAACATTGTAGCAAATTACTTTAACGGAATTGATTTGGTCAATGTGCTTGAAACACTAAACCAAATGATGGCAAATTTGGGGAATCATACTGGTAGACATGATATTTTTGGACCGATACGAGGCCTCGGAGCTAGAAAATACGCGAGATAAAAGGAGAAAACATGAACGAAAATGTGTATGCTTACATGCTGGCTGAATACCAAAATCAGCTAACGAATAAGACTCAATCAGAAATTGAACTGCAAGCTCTGCTTATTGTAGAGCGAAGCAAAAGCTCGCTCTTGGATCAAGAACTCAATAGCTTTAATGCTGTGTTAGCTTCGGATGCAGCGTTGAAGGAACTTTTTGACGAAGTAAAAGAAAAATTGGAGGAAGTAAAATGACACTAGAACTTATCAAAACAACTAAAATCGTAGGGCACGTCAAAGTTGACGAAACGCTCGTTAAAACCATGACAGCCGATATCGATGATAAAGGCGTGACAACACATAACTCATGGCTTGATAATGCTGAGGTTTACGCAGCCAACCGTCAAGAAGTGCGAGATCAAGAGGAAGCATTCCAAAACGCTGTTTATGCTGCGGAAGATGCGATTATCGCGGAGCTGGAAGCTCGGTCTAAAGAAAAGAAAGGGTGATGAATGCAGGCTGACGTTTTGGAATGGTCACACAGCTTGCGTGACTTAATTGATACGCAGGATGAACTGATTGTGTTTACTTTAGCACTTATCATGGGCGCTATGGCTATTGACTTCCTCACAGGAACTCTGGCCGCTAAGCTCAATCCAAACATTGAATTTCGCAGTAAAGAAGGGATCAACGGAATTATTCGCAAGATTGCTAGTATCGCTTTACTAGCTTTCTGCATTCCGCTTTCTATTTTGCTGCCTGAAGGAATTGGGCTGGGAGCTCTACAGATACTTTATTTCGGTTATCTGTTTTTTGAGCTAAAATCTATTCTGGAAAATTTCGACAAGCTCGGGATTAACACAACATTTTTTCGAGAGTTTATCGAAAAAATATCAAATTCGGGTAAAAATGATAAAAAATAGAATAAAAGAGCAGGCGCTGAAGCTTGCTCTGTTTGCTTTTGCTGCAGGCTATTTTTGGCTCGCAGCCTTTGAAAAAATGAAAGGAAAATAAAAAATGACAAAAGTAAAAGTAACTGAATACGCAGAAGGAAATTTCCGTTTTGGCTTTGGGTCAAAACTCTATCTAGCTCGAAATGAGGAAGCAGAAGTGCGAGCTCACATCTCTACACCAGCGACCCAACGCTGGGATAACGGGCAATATACATTAAACGAAAGGATTGCAGAAGGCTTTAAGCCTGCCCATCCTGTAACATTCACAGCTAAGGTGATTTCTCAAGGTAAAATCCAACCACAAGCTGCGATTGATTTTGTCTTAATGCCTGATGGACGTGTGCTGGTCAATGCTAGCAATGTGCGTCAGCTACCCACACCGCTTCAAGTCGTTGGCGAGGTGACTTATATCATCGGCGCGAGTCAGTTTGATAAATAGGAGGAAAATAATTATGACAACAGCAAATGAACTTGTACAATTTACGATTGGCTTAGCGAACTCGGGCATGGGTGTTGATAAAGATGGATTCGGAGGCACTCAATGCGCTGATCTAGTGACTTACCCATCTAAACATTTCTTTGGAGTGGATTTGTGGGGCAATGCCGTTGATTTGCTAGATTCCGCAGAAGCTGCTGGCTGGGAAGTACACCGCATGCCAACCAATGCTAACCCACGAGCTGGAGCATTTTTCAACATGAATGCTTGGTTTGGTGGTGTTAACTATGGGCATTGTGGCATCGTCATCGAGGATTCTGATGGTATTACGATGCGAACTGTCGAGCAAAACGTTGATGGAAACGCTGATGCTCTAATCGTTGGAGGGCCAGCTCGATACAATAATCGAGGTTTTGAAGACGTAATTGGCTGGTTTTATCCACCATACAGCGATGGCGCAGCGCCAGTCACTCCAGCAGATGTATCCCCAACATCAGATGAAATTGAGCTTACGCCAGAAGCAGGCACATTTAAGGTAGGAGAAGTAGCTATCAATGTGCGCCGTGAGCCAAATCTTAATGGTGAAATCGTGCATGTCTATGAACCTGGGGAATCTGTCAATTACGACAGCAAGGGTTCTGCTAACGGCTACCGCTGGATCTCCTACATTGGGGAATCTGGCAATCGTAACTACATGGCCATTGGCCAAACTGACGAAGCAGGAAATCGTATCACTCTTTGGGGTGATTTGAGCTAAAACGAAACCGCAGCGGAAACTGCGGAAAATAAATATTTTTTCTTAAATTTTAATCTACCCCCGGCCTCAAAGGCTGGGGCTTTTTTATTTGCAAAAAAATTTTAAAAAAGTTAAAAAAGGCTTGACTAACGCAGTATAATGCGGTATAATAAATAATGTAAGGAGGTGATACAAATGGACAACCTAGACGAGTGGCTTGCAAGGGTCACAGTTGCGGTAGGGATTGCAGTAGCAATCTCAAAAGAGAGTCGCTCTTGGTACCAAGTACTAAAAGAGCAAAATAAAAAAGCGAAAATCGCTCCCAAGTTTTGCAGACGGCGGAAGAGATAATCGCTTGAAGGTGAGAGAGCGCAAGCTCTCCTTACCTTTCATTGTATACGAAAGTGAGAGGAAAATCAAGATGAAAATTATATTATTTGTAGCAATTTTGGCAATCGCTATTGCTTGGTATTCGGGAGATAATAAAAAATGAGTAAAGCAGATTTTAACAAAATTCAAAAATTACTAAAGACTGTAACAGCCTATAAAATTTCTAAAGCGACTGGAATTGGTGACACTACAATCAGCAGATGGGTTACAGGGAAAACACCAATCGAAAAAATGAGTTTAGAAAATGCTATCAAATTGACAAAATATGCGGAGGAGCTAACAATGATTTCAGCAAAAGAACTACTTGAAACTATAAAAAACAATGATGTAGCGTATGCTATTGTAAACGAAGACGGAGCAGTTTATTGCAATCTTGAGACAAGTAATATCATGGATATTTACGGCCATAATGGTGAAGATGGGCACTTTTACGGTGTCTACGGCGACGCAGTTGGTGGACAGCTTGACAGTCGCAACGTCCCTGATGACGTTATTTTGAAAGCTATTAAACTAATGTTAGGGCTTGGCGAGCCTGTAAAACGCTCAGAATTATCTATGGGTTCAGATTTCAAACGGACATTTGTAGACGGGTATTTTGAGGTAGTCGAATTGATGAAACAGTCTGGTCTTATTCAAGATAAAGAAGAAAACGAGAAAGTCAAAGAATGGATCGAGGATCACAAAGGCGTTGTAGGTTCAACGGTCAAACACCCGTCATTTGGAAAAGGAACAGTGCTAGAAGTCAAAGAAAATACAATTGTTATTGATTTTGAAGATGAAGGGAAAAAATCTCTAGCACTCGAGGCAGTCGTAGAAAGTGACTTGCTAGATTTTGAATAA